AATCCAACCAATTTTTTAAATCTTCATCAACCTTGAATGATAACTGTAAATTTTCAAATCGATAATTTCCAATAGGAATAGTAACAGGAATACCCAACGTAGTTGGTTGCACACTAGTACCGTACACCACACCGGGTAAATTTGCGCCTTGACAAAAATAAACCATATTAGGAACTCGATCTAATACGAATTCAAAATAGTTTGCTAATAACGGATTATTTGAACCAGTATATCCTGCCATACTATTATTTATGCAAACGAAAAGGGCTCCCTTTTTAGGGGGAGCCCTTAGCGTTAGTTTTAGTTATGGTTTAGATCAGAGACCGAAACCAGTGTTACCGTGGAGGTTATCTACGCGGAAGATGCGGTAGTAAACGTTACCAGCAGTAGCAGAACCAGCAGTGCTGAGATCCATGCTCTCCGAGAATGGATTGGCGACCATGCCGTAGCGGGTCTTGAATCCGATCTTGGGTTGGAAAGTGTTCTCACCGACTGCACGTACCATTTGTAGCGGAACGTATGGGCAGTAGAACAGACCAGCATCGTATGGGCTTGCGCCACGGTAGCCTACAGTGACGAAGTTTAGACCTGCTTGAGCGTATGGATCAATGTAGACCTTGAACTTGCCGTTGAGAATACCAGCAAAGGTATTGCCGGTGTCATCAACCTCTAGTTGAGGTTGTAGGGCTGGGGTTAGGTTGAGGAAGCCACCCATGGCGAGAGCTGAAGCAACATCTGATGAGCAGATGATGAAGTTACCCTTACCACGACGAGTTTCCTTGGCAATTACGTTAGCTTCACGTTCAATTTGGAACATGAGACCACGGAAGCGTTCTGCGCTCCAACGACCGTCTGAGTCTACATTGAGATCGTATACGCCACCACCACCTGCTGGGAATCTGTTAAGTGCATCTAGATCAGATTGTTGTGCACCAGTCTTGGCTACGCGATAAATGGTAGTGATTAGCTCGCGGTTGATTTCGTTGAGAATTTCAGTGCTAAGAATGTTAGCAAGTTCGCTCTCAGCGTCTAGACCGTGTACAGCCTTTAGGTCTTGAGCTAGCTCAGTGGTGTACTCAGCCTTTAGAGCGCGAGTCTTGGCTTCTACAGCTAGACGCTCAATGCTGAATGACATTTCTTGGAATGCACGTACACTACCGCCAAGTTGTTCGCCGGTAGTGGTAAGCATTGCGCGGAAATTGTTAAAGTTAGCAACAGCAAGACCACGGGCACTAGTGGAGTCTAAAGAAGCAGTATAACCGCTTCCAACTGGAGCTACGCCACCGGTTGCTGAGAATGCAGCACCAGCAGCAGTACCACCCGAACCACCGAATTGAGAGAAAGCTTCTTGGAAGAGAGCTTCACGACCGTTACCAACAGCATCACCAAAACGGCCACCAGTTAGTTGTGATTGGCTATCGTTTCTGCCGTAACGACTACGCATGGCGAAGATTAGACCGGTTGGAGCGGTCATTGGTTGTACGCCAGCAATATCGTAAGCAATTAGGTTAGGCATACTACGACGAACTAGGCTGATTAGAATTGGATCGTAACCAGCAAGATTACCAGCATTGTTACCAAGACCGGTGCTTACACCGTTGGTTACAGCAAAACCGCCACCCATTTCGTTGCCGAATTCGGTCAGGTATTGCTCACGTAGGGCCTTCTCTTGGTTTTCTAGTAGGACAGCAGTTACCTTCTTCTTGTAAGTGTTTTCAATATCTGGAAGTGCCTCGTGTTGTAGTAGAGGGTTCCATTTTTCTACGAGGGTATCGTAGGGGGTAGTTCCGTTAAAATCCATTGACATTTTTAGTTTCTCCTTGATTTTTTAGTTAAAGTTTAAATTAAAGTTTCTTAAGTTGACGAGACAACGCATTCATGTATACAGACATAGGACCTGCGTCGTCTGTAACATAGTTAGTACCAGCATTTACACCTTCGTTTAGTGTACCGGCTGATGATTCGATATCCTTGGCAGCGGTTGGAGCTACCTTCAGATAATTTTCTTTGAGAATTAGAATTTTATTCTTGAATTCTTCAGCGTCACTGAAATCGACGCTTTCAGCTAGAGAAGCAAGTCTCTCTGCGTCCACGCGAGTCATATCAGCGGTGACTTCTAAGAAAGCAGAGCGAGCTTGGCTCTTGATTGCTTCTTGCTTGAATGAAATGTTTTCTTGAATTTGACGATTTAGAGCAGTTTCTAGTTCGCTGTTTTCTGCAAATAGATCTTCTACAATGTCGTGCTTGGCTTCAGGAACTTGTACATAATGGCTTTCAAACAGACTCTTGAGACCATTCATAAAGCTTTCAGCGATCTCGGTACGAATACCAGATTCTACTGCTAGCTTGTTCTCTTTCATCCATTCTTCAACAACGTAGTTTAGGTACTCGTCTAAACGAGCAGCAAGACCTTCAACAGCATTGTTTACTTCTGATTCAATGATTGAAGCACTTTCTTGCATTAATGATTCACGAACGTACGAAACTTTTTCGTTTAAAGCGGCTTCAAAAATTACTAGTGCTTTGGTCTTGAAGTCTTCGCTTAAATTTTCACCAGAGAAGAGACCTTCTAGATCTTCATTCATGGCCTTTGGAGCTCCTAGTGGAGCTGGTGCTTCCATGGGAGCAGCTCCTGGACGAAGCTTTGTCATGTTTTCTGATGCATCGTGAACGGGTTGTTCGGTACCTAGAAATACACCCTTGCCTGAAGCGTCTTTGGTGTAAGTTCTAGCATCGATTAAAGTCGGAAATTTCATTGCTTGTTTTTGTTGTTCTGCCATATTGTTCCCCTAATACTATTGTTATTTATAAATTTTAATTTTTTACTAATAATACGATTATCTTATAATTTCGCCGGGTTTAATTTGTGCGCCTCTAGGATCGCCTAAAATAGAACCCACAGCAATTGCTGTTGATGCTCGTGCTGCTGGAGTATCTAATCCAACACCAATATTCTTTAAAATATTACCGCCCAGATTTACCTTGGATCCTATAGCTCTTAAAGTGTCGGATTTTGATGACAATAACCTGCCAGCAGCTAGTTTTGCTCCAGCTCCTGCTAGTTTTGCTACTTGACCAGGATTTAATATTCCAGCCGGAGTACCAACTACTGCAAGAACTCCAGGTCTGTTCATTAATTGCTGTGCAGTTCTCATTGATTTAGCTTTACTGTAACCAGCTTGTCCTAACATTACTGGAGTTCGATCTAAAGGATGCTTTAGAGCATACGGATTTAAAGCTGAAACAATATTATGCAGGTTTGTGCCTTTTATATTCTTTACTGTGGCATCAATTTTAGAATTCCACCAATCTTTTCCGGAAGGTCCGCCTGTTGGACTGCCTGCGATTGCTTCTAAAAGAGTGGAAAGTTCATTTTTTTTAAAATGAATTTTATTTGAATTGTTGATAGTGTTTGACATTGTTTTTATTAAAGTCTCTTTAAAAAGTCTTCGAACAACTTAATTGCTTTTTCTTCTAATTTTTTAGAAGAAGCTTTTTTGAGTTCTTTTTTATATTCTTGAATTGTTTGTTCTTCTAAAATACCGTTGTTCCAGATCCACTCTTTGCCTTCCATGATACCGTTTACGAAAGCGTTGGGAGCTGAAGGATCTGCAACTACGTCTACAGCAGAAAGCATAAAGTCTGGTTGAACTTCATTGTAACCGTTTTTCTTTACTAGAGAACCCATGCCACGAGTAGACACACCAAGACGAGCACCTTCATTGATAAGATTTTTAACAATCTCACCCATAGGGGTGCCCATAACTTTAGCTCTACCCTCTACTTGATTACCATTACACTTAAATTCTTTAATTATAATAGCAACTCGATCAAGATTTACGGTTGGTCCTGCAGGATGGTTTAATTCACCAAAAGCTCTGCTGTTATTCACGTATTCTTTGGTGTAACGAGCAACTTCATTTAGCAGAATATGTTTAGGATATTTTCTGTGATTTCTGTTGAGGGTATCTGCTTCCATGAAAATGCCTTCAATGAAATAATTTTTACCACCGTCAGCAGCTGCTTCGGTTAAAAACTCTACTTGTTCAACTGTCTCGGTTATTAGTTTCATTGATATCAGTCTTTCTTTTCTTCTGAATCTTCGTCAGCTTCTTCTGAGTCCTGATCATCTTCCTCGTCTTCTTCTTCTTCGGACCCACCTTCTTCTTCTTCCTCAGATTGCTCCTCGTCCTCGGCTTCATCATCGTCTTCTCCTTCAATAGCCTTACCAATAGCTTCACGGCGATTCTTTAAATAATCATCGGTGCTGTCAACTTCGCCGTCATTGTTAACGTCTTCATCTTCTTTGCCGACAGGATCTAGTTCTTCAAAAATAGTAGGAGCAAATGATTCAAATTTTTCATTTAAAATTTTAGTTAATTTTTCGTTTAGTTGCTCTTTTAAAATGTTCTGTGCTTGTACTAAATTTTCTTCTACTAACATATTAATAAATGAATGTGTTTTATTGTTGCTCATGATTTGTCCTTTTATTTTCCAGCTTTGCTAATTTTATTATTCTATTGAATGATTCTTGCGATTCTGAAAGTAACTTTACCAGTCTTTCTTTGTTATTATTATTTAGATTTTCGTAAAGTTTACTGATGTTTTTTCTTTCTTCTGTATTCAACATACCAAAAGTGCCGTCTTTTAACTGATATGTTGATTCTGGATAAAAGCTTGAAGTGCTTTCTTTTATCTGTTCTGGAATGGTTTCTTTTACATCCGAATTATTTCTGTCTTGAAACGCATTCTTTCTTTCAGCTAAATCTTGATTGCACAGAAAATCAAGAGCTCTATTTGTTATCTCTTCTTTTAAGACTGTTTTAAATTTATCTGGATGACCATGAAGAATAAATTCAATTAATCTTTTTTTAGTATTCATTGTTGCTGGCCTTGTTCTTCTTCTTCTTGATTTGGTTGTTGTTCTGGTGTTTCACCAGATAACATTTGCTGGTACATCTGCTGCTCTTGAGCTTCTAATTGTTGCTGTTGTTCTCTATTTATTTGAGCATTTATTTCTAAAATTTCTTCTTCTGGTTGCATTAAGAAATGTTTTCTCACGTATTCTTCAGAGAAGAATTTTCCTATAAAAGGAGTAACTGCAGCAATTATGTCTAATCTTTCTCGTAAAATATCATTTCTTTTTAGCTCAGTAAAATACGAATCCTGATTGAATGTAAAGCAGATATCTTGGCCGATACGATTCCAATCTTCTACCGACATAAGTCCTTTTAATAGAACTTGTGTTTTTAAGATGTCGTAAAATAACATACCAAATCTTTGACGTAAACTGTCAATAAATTTACCAAATTTTACTTCGTCTCTGGTAATTTCTGCAGAACGGCCCATATTAAAACCAGTGTCTGGCATCATTCTTGACAGAGGAACACCTAAAGCTCTGTAAAGTTTTTGTTGCAGATACATTACGTCTTCCATCTGCCCTAAATTTTGACCGCCGTCTAAAGTAGTAATTTCGGTTTCT